TATTCCGAGGTCGTTTCCTGCTTCGGTGGTTGTCAAGTTAACCAACGAGTCAACGAACACCACGCAGCAACAGACGATAACTCCAACGTCCGCAAATGGCTATATGACCATCGCAGCGGCTTGGACGTTAGCAGAGGCCAACTTCTACTTGTTGGAAGTATTTAGCGGCTCTAATCTAATCTACCGAGGTCGTGTATTCTGCACCAACCAAACGAACTTCGAGAAGTACACTGTTAACTCTGGCGTGTACACGCAGGAGACCGCTGGGGATAATACATTTGTAATTATATGAGCAACGTAAGATTTGTAGCAATGAACTCCTACGTTAAGCCCGAAATTAAAGAGGTGGCTAACAAGGGATGGGTAGAGTATGGAGACGACAACAACTACTTCCAGTATTTGATTGACCGCTACAACGGAAGCCCGACCAATAACGCTATCATTAATGGCATTATTGATATGGTGTACGGCAAGGGTCTTGGAGCAACAAACGCCGCCCAAAAGCCCGACGAGTACGCAATGATGATGGCCTTATTTTCCAAGCAGACCGTTTCACGTGTTTGTTCGGATTTTAAGATGATGGGCAACGCTGCGTTTCAAGTTATCTACAACAAAGACCATTCCAAGATTGTAAAGGTCGAGCATATCCCCGTTGAGACGCTACGAGCCGAACGTGCCAACGAGAAGGGCGATATTCCCGCTTACTACTACGCAAAGAGCTGGGATGCCGTAAAGGCACGTAAGGAAGAGCCAGTGCGGATTGACGCCTTCGGAATGTCAAACAATGGCATCGAAATACTTTACATCAAGCCATACAAAGCAGGATATTACTACTACGCACCAACCGACTACCAAGGCTCCTTGCCTTATGCCGACTTGGAAGAGGAAGTAGCCAATTACCACATTAACAATATCAAGAACGGGCTTGCGCCTTCGATGCTGGTTAACTTCAATAACGGAATCCCAACCGAGGAAGACCAGACGCTAATCGAGCGCAGGATTGCAGACAAGTTTTCTGGTAGCTCGAATGCTGGTCGGTTTATTTTGGCATTCAACGACAACAAGGAACTCGCAGCAACAATCGAACCCGTACAACTGTCCGATGCAAGCGACCAGTACCAGTTCCTGTCTACGGAATGCACCCAAAAGATTATGGTAGGCCACAGGGTGACTTCTCCGATGCTTTTGGGCATCAAGGATAACTCTGGACTCGGCAACAACGCAGAGGAGCTTAAAACGGCTTCTATTCTGTTTGACAATATCGTTATCCGTCCGCTTCAGGAAATGATTTTGGATGCCATCGAGCAAATCCTTTCATTTAACCAAGCAACTCTAAATATCTATTTCAAGACCTTGCAGCCGTTGGAGTTCAAGGAGGAAATTGTTGCCCCTACGGACGTGGTGGAGGAATCAACAGGAATCGAGGATAGCAGCTTTAGTTTATCTTCTGACGTTACCGATGCTCAACTGGAGGAGGTATTCGACCGCCTTGCCGAGTTTGGCGAAGATGAGGACTTGGAGAACTGGGACTTGGTAGATGAGCGTCCTGTTGAATACGAGCAAGAGGCGTATTTAGATTCACTGCTAAAATTAGCCAAAACAGGAGACGCATTCCCGAACGCCAAAAGCGAGCAGGACGGAGTAAGCAAGGATGGACGCAAGTATAAAATCCGTTACGCCTACGCTCCCAACTCCGCAAAGAGCAACAGCCGAGACTTCTGCAAAAAGATGGTAAACGCAAAGAAGGTCTACCGTAAGGAGGACATCGAGCGGATGGGTAAGCAGGAGGTTAACGCTGGCTTTGGCCCTCGTGGTGCTGCTAACTACGACATCTGGCTGTACAAGGGAGGCGCACGTTGCCACCACTTCTGGATGCGTAAGACCTACTTGGCAAAGGCCGAAGGCGTAACGCCAGACGCTAAAAACCCGAATGCTGATATTTCGGTTAACCAAGCCCGCAAAGCAGGAGTTGATTTGCCAAAGAACGACAAGAAGGTTGCTACCCGCCCTGTTGATATGCCAAACGAAGGTTTCCTTCCAAAATCTAAAAAGTAATGCCAACTGCGCTTTTTATCAAACGAGAAGATATTGTACGAAATACGGCAATTTCGGGCAATGTAGATACGGACAAGTTTCTGCAATTTATTAAGATTGCCCAGCAGATTCACGTCCAGAACTACACGGGAACCAAGCTGTACGACAAGATCTCAAACGAAATCCTAAACGACACCTTGGCTGGCGACTACTTGGCTTTGGTGGTGGACTACATACAACCTATGCTAATTCACTTCGCAATGACCGAGTACCTGCCATTCGCAGCGTACACCGTTGCCAACGGAGGCGTATTTAAGCATATTAGCGAGAACTCAACAAACGCAGAAAAAATTGAAATCGACTATTTAGTTGAGAAGGAGCGTACGATTGCACAATACTACGCCCAACGCTTTATCGACTATATGGCCTTCCATTCAACCGAATTTCCCGAATACAATGAAAACGTCAACGAGGACATCTACCCAGACCGAGACAACCGAGCGTCTTCGTGGGTGCTATAAGCCAAAGCAAGAGAATATAAATAAACTACGCAGTTATTTAAGCAAAGATGGCAAATAATATCGGATGGGGGCAGGTCTACTGCTCAACTGAATGGGGAGACGAGGACTACAACACCCGCAGCTTGGGCTTCGATGGTGTGCCTGCGTGCTTTAACAACGCCTACACCTATGCAGAGGCATACGAGATTCGTGTGCTTGCGGATAGCGGTATCGTGGAGGGTTTTGAGTGTTTGGAAAATGCTATTGACGAATTAAACTTTAACTGATGAGTAGTTTTTACGATGATGCTTCGCTTGTTGTTATACCAAGCGGCTACAAGACAAGCAAGATTTACGCAGAGAAGCCGACTGATGGTTCGGGCGATTTAACTTTTACCCGTGCTTCGGGTGCTACCCGTGTTGGGCCAAACGGCCTTATTGAAAAGGTGCGGACTAATTTAATTTTGCAAAGCCAAACCTTTGAGAACGCATCTTGGGCAAAGGTTGGAGTTGGTACGGGTCTTGCCGCAGTAGTTACCGCAAACGCTGGCGCTGCACCCGATGGCACTACGACCGCAGATAGAATTGTTTTTAATACTGGTGCGGGAACCACAAGCAGCGATAGGTCTATTTTTAGGCAATCGGTTTCAATTACCGAAGGTTGTAACCTCAGTTTTTACATTAAGTCAAATACTGGCAGTTCACAAAGTATTGGTTTTCACAATGGTGGGCAAATTGATATAGTTACCGCAACAACATCTTGGCAGCGATTTTTTGTCAACGTGTCGTCTTCCGTTTCTTTTGTCGGTTTAGAAAATAGGGGCGACAACGCAACCGCTGGAACTTGTGACGTGCTTGTGTGGGGCGCACAATTAGAAACAGGCGACATCGCAACAGACTACATACCCACCACCACCGCAGCCGTAAGCGTTGGGCCAGTTAGCAACGTACCCCGTCTTGACTATTTAGGTAGTTCTTGTCCACGTTTAAATTTGGAACCCCAGCGGACAAATTTGGTCACGTACTCGGAGTCGTTTAACAATGCTGCCTGGCAGAAAGTACGTTCAACAATTACGACAAACGCAGCAACGGCTCCAGATGGTACATTAAGCGCAGACACGTTTACTGATACTACGTTTACAAATATGTCTAGTGCAATAGATACGCCTATTGGTGCGACTGTTTCCCAAGCATACACGCATAGTATTTTTGTAAAGGCTGGAACGGCTCCATTTATTTACATAGGGCTATATGATATTGCGGGTTATCATTGCATTCTAAATGCCTCAACTGGGCAAATTACATTTACTACTTCTGGCGCAACTTCTTCGGTAGTTTCTTACGGCAATGGCTGGTATCGGCTTTCAATTACACGCACGGTTGCAGCGGTAACTATTTACCCATATTTTGGAGTTTGCCAGTTTTCTAACACTATTGACTATTCTGGTACGGGGGCTTACACAGCACAATTTTGGGGCGCACAAGTGGAAGCAGGAGCCTACGCCACCAGCTACATTCCAACGCTTTCCGCAAGCGTTACCCGTGTGGCCGATGCTGCCTCAAAGACGGGCATAAGCTCTTTGATTGGGCAGACGGAAGGCGTTATATTTTTGGACTTTGTAGCAAGCGCACAAAATCAAGACGGTGCTGGTTATGGCACAGTAACCATTTTTGGAACTGCTACCGACAATATCCAATTGTACAATATTGGTACCACGTTATACTGGTATGCAAGAAACACGGCTGCGCTGCTTATTGACCAAGAGGCAAACCAAACACTTGTGGCTGGGCAACGCTATAAAATAGCTTATGCTTACAAGTCTGGCGATTATGTTTTGTATATTAATGGAGTTCAAAAAAGAACATATACTGGCTCAGCAGTACCAGCGGTTTCGCAGTTTAATCTTTGCGGGACAGGCTTTGGTGTAGCAGCCGCAGGTGTAAAAAATGAATTTAGCCAAATGTTATTATTCAAGACCCGTCTAACAAACGCCCAACTGGCAGAGTTGACCACGTTATGAGTTCCTGGACTTCGTTTGATAAGGTACTGCACTTCGTAGGTGGTGCAATACTTTATCTTATTTCGGGTAGTATGTTGCTCGTGCTTGTCGCAGCAGCAGGCAAGGAATTAATAGACGAAATACGATACGGAGGATTTGACTACAAGGATTTGATTGCAACACTATTAGGCGGATTATTTACTTACTTACTATGGAATTTTTGAAGTACGAGTTTGCTGATTGGGCAACAGCCAAAAAAGCAATAGAGAAGACCACCACCTCACTGGATGGCATCACGGAAACAACGTGGAATACGGACCTCGTAGTGGCCGTTGTAGAACTTGGGCATATCTGCACCCAATGGGAAACAAACGAGCAAGGAGAGCAGGTCTGCGTTGCCGAGAATCCAAACTATGCCGTTGACATCCTTTGGCAAAACGAACCGCTTGCCGCCTATGCTGATTCGGTTGTATGGCCTGCGCCTTGCGGCATTCACATTTTTGCAGGATGGGAGGAAGTTTACGCTGCTGAATACTGCGCTGCCAACCCAGATGCCGCCTATTGCCAACCCCCAGCCCCGATTGAGCCGTGAAGCACGATAGTACAAGCGCAGTGGCAACGAGTTGGTCTTTGGCCGTTGGAGGTCTAACGATTGCCGAGGTACACCAAATTGCAGGAATGATAGTAATGCTAACCTCCTTCGTTTACACCTTGTGGCGTTGGAGCCGTGACATTAAGAATGATAGATAGAATTTTTAGAAACCCAAAGACAACCGTAATAGGGCTTATCTTAATTTCGTTTGGAGGTATTCTCGTTTGGTACGAGAAAGCGTCTCTAACGGAGTTTAGTGCGTTCCTGATGGGTGGATTTGCATTAATAATGACACGGGATGGCGAAGGGGCAACAAGCCAAGAAAATAACCAAGGCAAAACCAAAACTCGGAAGACACACCAAAAGCCCGAACAAAGGGGTGACGAGTAAGAAGTACCGAGGGCAGGGAAGATAAGGTACCATATAGGGGATAACTTGCTACCAAAAAGTGCCATATAAAACACATTAACTCGGAACCAGTTAGAGTTACTGCATAAAATTTATCAAAAATGAAGCTATCTGAAAATTTCAGTTTGAGCGAGTTCACCGAGACCTCAACAGGGCTACCGAACAAGCCAAGCCAAGAGGCGATAACCAATTTGAAATACTTGGCTCAATACGTCCTTCAACCAGCAAGAGACAAGTTTGGGCCTATTGAAATTACAAGCGGCTACCGCTCCGAGAAGGTGAATGCAGCAGTTGGGGGCGTAGGAGCAACAAGCGACCACCTATTCGGACGAGCAGCAGACATTCAGTGCGAGGACTTGGCTTCTGTATTTGCGTTTATACGCAAGCAGACGCATTTTAAGCAGCTCATCTGGGAGTTTGGTACAGACAAGCAACCTGCGTGGATTCACGTAAGCTACGACGTTAATAACAACAAAGGAGAAATATTAAAAGCAATAAAGAAAAATGGGAAAACCAAATATATCCAATTTTGAAAGCTGGCTTAATGAACTCGAAGACGTACCCACACCCCCTGCTTGCTCTATTGATAATCCTAATTGTGAGTCTTGTTCTGGGTAGTTGCTCTGCCGAATGGCATTTGCGTCAAGCCGTAAAGAAGGGAGCGGACGTCTGGCAAAGTAGGTGGGATACCACTATTGTAACCAAAGAGCGAAACCTTTGGGACACGCTTACGCTAAAAGATATTGATACGGTAGTTGTCCAAAAGGATAACATACGCCTAAAAATTGTTAGGAACTTTGATACGGTGCGTGTTAAAGCGACTTGCCTACCTGACACCGTACAGGTGACTAAATACATAAAGACCTCTGTAACGGCTCCCAGAAGTCGCAATTACGAAAAGTACCTGATGCTGTTTGCAGTTGGTATGCTGATAATAGTGTTATTAAGGCGATAGAGGTACTTTATTTGCGTTCTAACGCACTTTCTACCAAAATTGGTACATTGATATACCTTGACTAATAAAATGCGTCTAAACGCAAATTTTCTTTTATT